CCTGGCGGGCGTGCTCGGGGTGGTGGCCACCGCGCATAACGCCAGCGTCCATCGGTCACCCACGGTGGCCATCGAGCGCGAGCACTGTCCGGCGCTGGTGCTGTTTCCGGAAGCCGATCAGATCACCGAACGGGCCAACGATCGGGTGACGCGCGAACTCACGGTCCGCATCACCGCACTGGCCAGGGCGATCCCGCCGCTAGTCGCCGAGACGGAGGCCGACGGGCTGCTCACCGCAGCGCATGCCGCGGTGATGCTGGATGTGAACCTGGCCGGCATGGCGCTCGGAGTTCGGGAGATCGATGCCGAGTTCGACATCGAAGACGCCGACGCCACCGCGGCGGCCATCCCGCAGCGTTACCGCATCACCTACCGAACGCTGAGCTGCGATCTCGCGCAGCTCGGCTGAGCCACCCACCTTGAACCCCAACAGTCCAGCGGCGAAGCGCCGATGGCAGGAGTCCTTATGTCCACTTATGCCTCATTCCAGGGCCGCGTCTACCTTGGCCGGCGCGACGCGGCCGGCAACCCCATCGAAGTGCGCTCGCCCGGCAACGTCGCCGAACTCAAGTTGTCGCTGAAGACCGACGTGCTCGAACACTTCGAATCGCAGACCGGTCAGCGCACGCTGGATCACCGCATGGTCAAGCAGAAGTCGGCGACGATCATGCTGACCATCGAAGAGTTCACCAAAGAGAACCTGTCCCTGGCGCTCTACGGCAACCACATCGACACGCAGAGCGGCACCGTCCAGGTCGAACCGATCGGCGCTCCGCTGGCCGTTGGTCATCGCTACCTGCTGGCCCACCCCAAGGTGTCGACCCTGGTGCTGAAAGACAGCGCGACGCCGGCGAAGACGCTGGTGCTGGGCACGGACTACACCGCCGATCTCGACTTCGGCGCGCTCCAGTTGCTGCGCCTGGACGACGGCGCCGCGACGCCTGTGCCGTTCACGGCTCCGCTGAAGGCCAGCTACGGGTTCGGCGTGACCACCGAAATCGGCATCTTCACGCAGCCGCTGCCCGAGCGCTTCCTGCGCCTGGAAGGCCTCAACACCGCGCAGGGCAATGCCAAGGTGCTGGTTGAGCTCTATCGGGTGGCGTTCGATCCGCTGAAGGAGCTGAACCTGATCTCCGACGAATACAACAAGTTCGAACTCGAAGGCTCGCTGCTGGCGGACAACACCAAGCCGCTCGACGCGGTGCTGGGGCAGTTCGGTCGCATCGTCCAGTTGTGAGGACAGCCATGAGCATGCCAACCGATGAACTTGAACGACTGATCCCGCAGGGCACCAAGGTGTCGGTCGCCAGCGATACGGTCACCCTCTACCCGCTCAAGGTCGGCCAGTTGCCGGCAATGCTGCGGGCAGTCGGTGGCCTTGCCGGCCACCTGCGGCGCGATCCGATTGACTGGCTACAACTGCTCGCCGAACACGGCGACGCGCTGCTCGACGCGGTCGCCATCGGCAGCGGCAAGACGCGTGCTTGGGTCGACGGACTGGCACCCGACGACGCGTTGCTGCTGGCTGCGAAAGTGGTCGAGGTCAACGCGGATTTTTTCGCCCGTCGGGTGATCCCGCGGATCGAGACGTTGTTCGACAGCGCCAGGACCCTCGCGGCGGCCAGCGGGGCCACTGGTTCGACGCCGCCCAGCGCCTGATCGCGCACGGGCATGGGTTCGATACGGTGCTGGAGATGACGCTGAGCCAGATGCGCGGGTTCTTGCGAGCCATCGATCAGGCGGAGGCGTCGCGCGACCTGCGCCTGCTGAATCTGGTGCTCCTCGGCACCCGCGGCGAGGCCAACGCCGTCGAACGTCTGGAAGACGCGCTGCGCAAGCAGGCCGACCTGGGCTGACCCATGCGCATCAAGATCAAGCTCGACAGCGCCGCGGCGAGCGCCAAGTTGCGCAAGTGGGGCGGCGAGCTGCGCGAGAAGGTGCGCAAGGCGGTCGGTACCGCCATGCGTGCCGAGGCTCCGGCGATCAAAGCCGAAGTGCAAAGCCACGTCGCGAACAAGCTCAAGGTCGTGCGTCGCTCCTTCCCGCGCAGCTTCACGGCCAAAGTCATTGATCGGGACACTCGCCGCTTGCCAGCGCTGCACATCGGCGCGCGCATTCCGTGGATCGGCATCCACGAGTCCGGTGGCACCATCCAGGGCAAGCTGCTGATCCCGCTCTACGCGCGTGTGGGCCGCAAAGCATTCAAGGCGCACGTCACCGCTCTGATGCGCGGCGGCAATGCCTACTTCATCCGTAACTCCCGCGGAAACCTGGTGCTGATGGCCGAGAACCAGCGCGAGTACGACCGCACGCTCGCGCCGTACAAACGCCGTCACCGCCGCGCAACCGGCGGCGGGCGACTCAAGCGCGGCGCCGACGTGCCAATCGCCGTGCTGGTCCCGCGGGTGACGATCAAGAAGCGGCTAGATGTTTATGCCGTGATTGCGAGGCAGGTGCCGGCGATGTCGGCGGCGATTGAGCGTGAGCTGGGCCGGCTTGGGTAGCTCGCCATCGTGAGCCGAGCCGTTTGTTGCTGCACCCAGAAGCACACCCATTTACACCCAATAAAACCGATAGTCGACTAGCTCATGCCCAACCGCATCTCCCTCCTCGTCGCCCTGGAGGGCGCGGATGAGGGTCTCAAACGCGCGATTTCTTCGGCCGAGCGCTCGTTCAACGAGATGTCGGCGACCGCGAAGACTGCGGGCGCGAAGGCTGCGCAGGGGATGGCGGAGCTCAAGGCGGGGACGGCGGCGCTCGGCGATCAACTGACTCGTGCGCGGACGCAGTTGCTGGCCTTCGTCGGCGTGTCCTGGGCGACGCAGCAGGTCACGCAACTGGTGCAGGTTGCGGATCAGTGGAACCTGATGGTGGCGCGCCTGAAACTCGCCACCGCTGGCCAGCGCGAGTTCGTGATCGCGCAGGGCGAGCTCTTCGCCATCGCGCAGCGCATCGGCGTGCCGCTGGCGGAGGTGTCGACGCTGTACGGCAAGTTGCAGCAAGCCGTTCGGCAACTGGGCGGCGAGCAGAAGACGGCGCTGTCGCTGACCGAGTCGATCAGTCAGGCGCTGCGGATCTCAGGCGCTTCGGCGTCGGAGGCGCAGTCATCGCTGCTGCAGTTTGGGCAGGCGCTGGCATCGGGCGTGCTGCGCGGCGAGGAGTTCAACTCGGTCGTCGAGAACTCGCCGCGCCTCGCGCAGGCGCTGGCCGATGGCTTGAACGTGCCGATTGGTCGCCTGCGCAAGTTGGCCGAGCAGGGGCAACTGACCGCGGATGTCGTCGTCAACGCGCTGATGTCGCAGAAGGACAAGCTCTCTGCGGAATACGCGCAGTTGCCGGTGACGGTCGGCACGGCATTCGAGCGGCTCAAGAATGCGTTTGCCCAGTGGATCGCCAAGGTCGACGAGTCGACGGGTATCACACAGAAGTTGGCAACCGCGCTCGATTGGCTGGCGCGCAACTTCGAGACGGTGATGGGTTGGCTCAAGGTCATCGCCGAGATTGGCCTGGCGGTGTTGATCTACCGACTGATCCCGGCACTGATCACGGCGTGGCAACTGGCCGGGACAGCGGCGGTGACGGCCGCAGCGTCGACGGCGGCGGCATGGACGACTGCCAACCTGTCGTTGTCCGCAGCCGTGGCCACCGCGGGCCTGCTGAAGGCGTCGTTCGCGGTGCTGGCCGCCGCCCTGATCGGCTGGGAGATCGGCACCTGGTTGTCGGAGAAGTTCGAAGTGGTGCGCATGGCCGGCATCGCCATGGTCCAGGTGCTGGAGAACGGCATGGAGACCCTGAAGTTCTCTTGGGAGCGCTTCGCTGCGATCTTCACCGGCGACACCATTGCGGCCGCCACGCAGCGCCACGAGGAACGGCTGCGGCAGATGAACGCGATCTTCGGCGAAATGTACGTCGATGCGTCCGAAGCGGGTCGGGCCGCGCAGCAAGCGGCGACCACAGCGGCCGCCAGTGCCGAAGAAATGGCGCGGCGGCTGGAAGCAGTCCGTCAGGGAACGCAGGAGGCGGTCGGTCGCGGCATCGAAGCCATCGACGCCACCCTCAACAAGCTCAAGAGTCAGATCACGGCCATCGAGCAGGTGGTGACCGCGGCGCAGCAAGGTGCGTCGCAGGCAATCTCGGGCATCACCGAGGCCTATCAAGGACTAACCAGTATCGTCGATGCGACGCTGCAGCAGCAGTTGGCCAGCACGCAGGCGCACTTTGCGCAAAAACAGGTCTTGTTGGAGCAGTCGAACGCATCCGAAGCGAAACTGATCAAGGAGACGACACAGCTGCTGGTGGAATCGGTGCAGCAGCAGTCCGATCTGCGTGCCCAAGCGCTCACCGAGACGCTGCGCTTGATCGAGCAGGAGGGCCAAGCACGCCGGTTCGCCGCGCAAGGCCAAGCGGAAACCGACGAAGCGCGCCGCGCTGCGACCCTGCGCGTCGACAACGAGATCCTGGCCGCCAAGCAGCAGGCGCTGGCTCAGGCGGCTGCCGACTATGTGCGCCATGTCGACGCACTCAATGCCGAAGCGAATCGTCATCTGGCCGAGATTCGGCGCATCGAGGACGAGAAGCGCGCGCTGTCGCAGACCACCGAGGACCGCATCCGCGAGTTGCAGCGCTCAACGATGGGCGAGTACCAGGCCTATCAGGACAAGTTGACGCAGGTCGCCGAGCTACAGCGCAAGGCGCGGGCCGCGATCTCCGAGGGCGAGTTCGAGCAGGCGATTCAGTACGCCAAACAGGCGCAGGACCTGGCCGCGCAGACCGCCAAGGCGGTCAAGGATGGCGACGCGACCGTTGTCACCCAGAAACAGGCGGTGAAGACCGCCATCGATGCGATGCGCGAGAGCGAACAACTGGCGATTCAGGCGCTCGAAGGCGAGGGTCGCGCGCATCAGAAGGCCGCCAGCGACGCGACGTCCGCCCGCAGCCAGATTGAGGCTGCGCTGCGAGGCACCCAGGCGCAGATCGAGCAGATTCAGGCGCAACTGGAGACCGGGCTGAAGTTCGCCATCGATGTCGACACCAGCAAGCTCGACGCCGCACTGAGCCAACTCGAGGAGGCGCTGCGCGAGAAGGCCTACCTCGTGCGCATCGACGCTGACCTCAAGGCGGCCCATGCGCAACTGCGCGATCTCGAGGCACAACTGAAGGACGGCAAGACGCTGCTGGTCAACGCCGATATCAGTCGCGCCAAATCGGCGCTGGAAACGCTGCAGACCTATGCGGATCGCACCGGTCAGATCGATCTGAAAGTGGCTACCGAAAAAGCACAGACCTCCTTGCGTCTGGTCGACAGCCAGATCCGCGCGTTAGATCAGATTCGCACCGAGTCACTGCATGCGATCAGCACCAATGCCAATCAGGCCCGGAGGGAGATCCAGTCGCTCGACGGCGTGAACACCAGCTCGACGCACACGATCTACGTCAAACGCGTCGAGCAGAATGCCGCGGGTGGTTTGGTTGGCTCCGGGATGCCTGTCGCGCGAGGCTACGCAAAAGGAGGACCCGTACTGTCCTTCTCGCGCATGAAGTCGGGCGTGGTTCCGGGCACAGGCGACGGCGACACCGTGCCGCGTGCGCTCGAGGCCGGCGCGTTCGTGATTCGCAAGGCCGCCGTGCGCAAGTACGGCGCTGAGACGCTGCGCAAGCTGGCTGGTGTCGCGCGGTTTGCAACTGGTGGGTCGGTGCCGAGCAGTTCGCCGGGATCTTGGTCATCCAGTCCCGCAGGCGCGAGCCCCGCGGGCGCGCCGGGCCCGACGCCTCGGAAGCCCAAACCGGTGGCTGCGACGGATAAGGTCAATCGTGATGTGTCCGAGGCACTCAAGCTGATCGAACTCGGCCTGCAGGGCGCGAGGATCGGCCGGGCGCACATGGAGCGGATGAACTGGAGGCTCCCGATCGGCACCCAGAGCCTGAGAACCGATCCGATCGACATTCAGGCGTTTCACGACCGCGACTATCTCCAGCGACTGCTGCGAGTCCGCAAGCTGACCAGCCTGGAGTCAGGCTCGGTCGACACGATCAAGGGGCGCTGGCGCACGGCGATGGCGCAAGCGCAGGTCGCCGGCGTGGATCTCGAGCGTCAGTTGATGGAGTACATCGAGCGCGAGACCGAGCGGCAGATGTACTTCGCCCGCGGCGGCCTGGCCAAGTCAGACACCGTGCCGGCGATGCTGACGCCCGGTGAGTACGTGGTCAGCCGTGAGTCCGTCAAACGACTGGGCGCTGGGTTCTTCGCCGCGATCAACGCCATGAAAGCACCGGCGAAAGCGGTCGCCACGAAGATCCAGGGGTTTGCTCGTGGCGGGCTGGTCAGTCCCAACGCGTCGACGCGGGTAGCGACTGTTCTGCGCAACATGCCGACCGATTTTGAGGAACTGGCGGCATCGGGATTGCGGCCGCGCCGAACAACGCGGCTCGACTGGAACGACGCTCCGCCACCCAGCAAGACGATTCGTGTCGAACTGGCCAGTGGAGCACGCACCGTAAGCGCGACGATCCCGGCGCGGGACGAGTCGCGATTGCTGGATCTGCTGCGCGAAGCGAAATCCCGAAGCTGACCCATGGAACTGCGCCAACTCTCATCCGGCCAGACACTGACTCTGCCGGACGATCTGCTGTGGGCCGATGAGCATGCATGGACGCCGGCAGTGGCGTCGACTACCTATCTGATCACCGGCGCGTTGCTGGTGCAGTCGGCGACACGGCAGGCCGGGCGGCCGATCACGCTGGTTGGCCCCAGCGACATGGCCTGGGTCACGCGCGCCACCGTGGCCACGCTGCATGAGTGGGCGGCGTTGCCCCTGACGCTCGACGACGGGCGATTCGAGTTGCGGTTGCACGATGACCGGCTGTTCGAAGTGGCGTTCCGCCACGCCGACCTTTGCGTCGATGCCGAGCCCGTGTTGGGTTTCCCGGCGCGATCCGACGCCGACCGCTACCGATTGACGCTGCGCTTCCTGCAGCTCTGACACCCACAGGATCCTCATGCCGATTCTCGTAGGCGACGTGAAGCTCGTCGCCAGCCAGGTCATGGACGACGTCGCCGAAGGCGGCGGCGCTCCCACCTCGACCGTCATCGTCGATGGCGCGAGCAACTCGCTGTTCAACGACATCTCGGAAATGGACCGCGCCGGTGGCCGCGTGAACCTGCGCAAGGTCTTCGCCAGCATCCAGACCAACACCACCGACACCTATCTGGGCGGCAACGTCATCGTGGCCGAAGCGCCGAGCGATCCACGCGTCGCGGTCACGATCTTCTCCACCGACGAAGTGTTCGACCGCCGCACCAATGCGCGCGACCGGATCGAGGCCTATCTCAACAAAGGCTCGCTCTGGAACGGCTATCTGCTGGAGAACCACATCACCGGCCAGCGCAGCATCCAGTTGTTTCAGCGTGTCGGCGCCGAGTTGCCGGCCATCGGCAAGACCCTGTACCTGGTCGCCAACGAGGGACTGGCGAACGAGTTTGCGCAGTACATCCGCGTCACCCGTGTCGCATCGGAAACGCGCACCTTCAGCTACGGCTCGGGCAGTGGCATCGTTGACTACGAGGCGGTGGTCGTCACCTGCGATCTGTCGGACGCACTGCGCCATGACTTCGCAGGCTCGCCGCCGGATCGCCTGTTCACGATGGTGGCCGGCAAGACCAAGACCCGCGACACCGTGGTCGCCGACGCGGCCAAGTACTGCGGCGTGGTCAAGACCACCCAGCCGATCGCCATCGGCGATGTGGCCGCCAGCGTCAGCAGCATCTTTACCCAGTTGGTGCCGTCAGCGCAGACGGAAACGCCACTGCTCGATCTGACCGCGGGTGGCACCTCCGAAGCCCTGGTCGAGTCCGCGAACGGCACGGTGAGCTACACGACCTCGGTCGGATTCAGTGCCGCCACGATCCTGTCGGTCGGCAATGCGATCCAGCCCGGTACCCTGTCGATCAGCGTCAGCGGCGCAACACTGACCGACAACGGCGGCCAGTTGATGGCCGGCGCCACGGTCATCGGTACGGTGAACTACGCGCGCGGCCAGGTTGCGATGGCGACCAGCGCGCCGAACTACAGCGGCGCCAAGACCATCACCTTCCGCCCGGCCGCCGCGCCGATCCGCGTCGCCGACACCGCCGGCGTGCGGGTCGATATCGAGAACCGCGCCTACAACTACGTGCTGACGATCCTGCCCAGCCCCGCGCCAGGCACCTTGCAGGTGAGCTATCGCGCGCAGGGCAAGTGGTACGACCTGCGCGACAACAGCGCGGGCGTGCTCAAGGGCAGCAGTCCGGAGTACGGCGTCGGCACCGTGAACTACAGCTCGGGCACAGTCGCCGTGACGGTGGGCGCGCTACCCGATGTCGGCAGCGAGATCGTTTACGCCTGGGGTGGCAAGGCGAACTACTTCAACCGCTCCGACCAGACCATCGCGCCGCCCGCGGTCACCCTGCAACTGGCGCAGGCCGGCATCACGCCGCAGTCCGTGACCATCACCTGGAATGACGGCGCGCCGCGCACCGCCACCGACGATGGCGCAGGACGAATTACCGGCGCGGCAACCGGCACCATCCACTATCAGTCCGGCTTGATCCAACTGACGCCGACCGCGCTGCCGGCCGGTGGTCAGACTTACAACGTCGCTTACACCTGGGGTCCGCCGACCGAGGAAGAGTTCCACGCGCCGATGCGCGATGGCACTGGTCGCATCGACGTCGAGGTGGAGTTCGACGGCCTGATCCCGGGCACGGTCGAGTTGGAGTGGAACCTGCTGATCGAAACCTTCGACTACATCTCGACCACGCCGGCCGAACTGCAACTGGTACGCCCGGTCGATCCGATCAAGATCGTCAGGGACGACCGCAACGGCAACCTGAAGGACACGCAAGGCGTTGTCTACGGCACCGTGAACTACGCCACTGGCGTGCTGCGCTTTCTGCCCGACACCACGGTGCGCATTCCAGTCGCCCGCTATCTGGTAACCCAGATCGGACTTACGCGCCTTGCCGATGGCACGCTCGTTCCGGTCTATCGCAACGTGTTCTCACACTGGGAGTACATCACCGCGGGCGCGGCGATGCCCATCGACGACTCGGCCTGGGCCAAGGTGCGCTACCGCGCGGCGGGTACCTCGAACAGCGTCACCCAACCGTTCACCGCCAGCGGCCTGGCGCTCGATCTGACCCCGAGCTTTGCCGAACCCATCGTGCCGGGCAGTGTCGGCTTTACGCTCGGCGGCAAGACCTACTTCGACCGCCTCGGGAGCCTCTATTACGACCTGAACCCGGTCAATGGCGCAGCGACGCTGGCGGGTGCGATCAACTACGCCACCGGCGCCGTGACGCTCACCGCCTGGGTGCCTGCCCAGAGTCCCACGGTCGCGCTGCGCTCGCTTCTCACCAGTCTCGATGGCACACCGGTCGATGAGGTCACCTTCCGCATTCCGGCCTCGCCAGTGCGGCCGTCGAGCCTGCAACTGCTGGCCACGCGGCTGACCGGCGGCACCATCAATGTCAGCGCCGACAACCACGGCATCATCGTCGGCACAGGCATTACCGGCGCAATCGACTACGAGACCGGCGTGGTGCGCGCGCGGTTCGGATCGTGGGTGGTCGCGGCCGGCAACGAGGATGAGATCTGGTTCGACCCCGGTGGCGTCGTCGTGCTCGACGGCGTGCCCAAAGTGTTCAAGCCGGCGCCGGTGTTTGCCGACACCATCAAGTACAACGCAGTTGCCTACTCCTACCTGCCGCTCGATGCCGATCTGATTGGCCTCGATCCGGTCCGCTTGCCCCAGGACGGGCGCGTGCCGATCTTTCGGATGGGCGACTTCGCGGTGATCGGCCATACCGAGACGGTCGGCCCGTTCACTGCGAGCGCCGGCCAGGTGATCGACTGCGATCGGGTTCGACTGTCGCGGGTGCGCGTGCTCGATGCCAACGGCGTGGTCATCACCGCCGGATACACGGTCGACTTGGAAGCGGGGCGGGTGACGTTCACGAGCGTCACGGGCCTCGCCCAGCCGGTCACGGTCGAGCATCGCATCGAAGACATGGCGCAGGTCTCCGACGTGCAGATCTCCGGGCGCCTGGCGTTCACCCGGCAGATCACGCACGACTATCCGACCGGTTCGCGCATTTCCTCCGCACTGGTCTCGGGTGACCTGCGCGCCTACGTGTCGACGCTGTTCGATCAGGCCACGTGGAACGGCGCGTTCACCGACGCCCTGACCGGTAATGCCGCCACCGCGACGTTCAACGATGTGCTGGCGCCGATCACGGTGACGAACGCGGGTGCCATCACCGAACGCTGGGCCGTCCAGTTCACCAACACCACGGCCTTCCAGGTCATCGGCGAACACGTCGGCGTTATCGCCACCGGCACCACGGCCAACGATCTGGCGCCGATCAATCCAGCGACGGCGAAACCCTACTTCACGCTCCGCGCCCTCGGCTGGGGCTCGGGCTGGGCGGCCGGCAACGTGCTGCGCTTCAACACCATTGGCGCGCTTTTCCCGGTGTGGGTCGTGCGAACGATCCAGCAGGGCCCCGAAACCGTCACCCGCGATTCCTTCACCTTGCTGGTGCG